CAGGCTGGGAAGATCTCCGATGAGTCTCTCTGTGCGGACGCTGATCATGATTCGCAGAAGGAAGACCAGATCATGGAGAGGGAGGGTGCTCGCCGCGCAGAGACTATGAAGAAGCAGCGGCTGATGCAGGCGGAGATGGAGGGTGAGGCTGCCTTGGTCCAGATGAAGTGGCAGAACAAGGTCCAGAAGCAGCAGATGATCGAGCAGGCTGCCATCCAGAACGAGATGATGAAGGACCAGATCGCCTTCCAGGGTGCGCAGCAGACACAGATGATGCAAGATCAGATCGCACTCCAGCAGGGGCAGCAACCACAGCAGCCGGCTCCGCAGCACCAGGCTCAGCCACGTCAGCCCGAGCTCGTGACTGCTGCGCCCAACGGTATCCAGTCTCCTCTCACGCTGCAGCAGGTCAACAAGATCGGCCCGCAGACTACAGGCACCGACCTCGCTGGCCGGCAGAACGTGGACCTGCTCCTGTTGGCCAGGCAGATAGCTGATAGGGTCAAGGCCCTGCCTCCGCATCGTGTGCCGCAGGCGCTGACTGTCCTTCGCCAGCGTCAGCCCCAGCTCTACGACGTCGTTCTGGGGCTAATGGCAAGCGGGAGCAACGGCCCCAGCAGGGCTGCGACCGCCGCTGCGAGACCTCTGCCTGAGCAGAAGCCACCGCAGCGGGGCCACGAAGCCGCGCTGGTCTAGCACCATTTTAGCTGAAGCTGTGCCTGCTCCCCTCGCCTCATCTCTTTGAGCTGCTCCTTCACCAGCTCGATCTTGATCTCGCATGCCGTTCTGAACCCTCGGAAGTAGGCACTCATGCCGCTGAACTCTTCCTCGAAGCTGTCGCTCTCGAAGCTGTAGAGATCACTCAGCGTCTGGATAGCGAGCTGCTTTGGATACCATAGGTTCATGGTATCGAGGGTCCTGTTCTTCCTCCGATCGTTGAACGGGTTGACGTCTACCCAGACCAACCTCTTGTCTTCCAGTGATCGATACCAGAGGTAGACGTTACGCTCGATCAGTTTCTCTTGGAGACACTTGCTTAGGAGAGACCGCATCTCCTCCCGCGATGCAGTGCGTTCTTGGCGTTTCAGATGTTGTGCTGCTCTGAAACGGCGGAAGTAATCCGCGAACTTCTTGAAACGGTACTCGAAGCTCCCAGGTTTCGGCGCCACAAGCTCTTTGATGAGCGACAATGTCTTGTCCTTCGGAAACCAAAAGCATAAGGGATCGAAAGACCGCCGCCGCTCACCATCCGGATTTGCCGCCGCCCAAACCAAGTCACTGCGTAGGGAACTCAAGTGCAAGTACGTGTTGACCTCCAACCGCAGCTCCCTGTGGCAGAGGAGATCAAGATCATTTCTTGTTTCTATTCCTAGAGCTTGTAGCGCACGGTCGATTACCAACTGCGACCCGCGCCTCATTTGTCATCCTCCCGCTCCGAAGAGCAGTGCTTCGCCCTCTTCATCATCTCCGTCACCGAAGAGGGCAGTAGTACAGGGAATGCAGACGATTCCCTGCTTTCCTATCTCCGGATCGGGAACATAGGAGAAATCTTCTCCCACCTTCCCTACCGTTATCTGAAAAGCCCAACGCTCACGACGGAAGTCCGATCGATCACATAGATGACACTCCCAGTCAGGTGGGTTGACCTTCCACGGCTCTCCTTGCGCCAGTTGTTGAAAGCAATGGAAGTGGTACAACCGCATCACTGGATTGTCGGGCTGGTTAGGCTGAGGCAAGCGCCAGTCCGCGAGGAAGTACCTCGTGTTCTGGTCGCGCTTTCTTGGCACGATAGATCCTGACTCAACAAAAACTAAGTCATGGTCCTCGAGTGGGTGACCGCACAGAGCGCACAGCTCCTGCGGGTTGATCTCTAGGCACTCATACATCTCAGCGTGTCAACCAGGATGATGAGTACCGTAGAGAGGAAGGACCAGAGAACGATTTCAATCATCCTCGTCATCTTCATAGGTGACGACGTTGTCATCGTCCGCGTGATCGATCTCGCCATCGATCAGGTCCTCAAAATCACTCAGCCCATCGTCAATCGACGGGGCGCTGTCGATGGTCTCATCGATGGGGTCTTCGGGGCCAAAGGGCATGAGTCACTCCTTCTGGGCTGTGGGTTAGTTCCTGCTTTTCCTCTACCCTCTTCTTATACCAAGCTGCTGAAAGTATTTCGGTTGTCTGATCAACCGATCATCTGGTAGGTTGTCTAGGACACACCATCCGCAGAGAGCCTTGGAGTTCTCGAAGATCGGAGGGTCACATGGCGCGTCTTTCCCCCGAAGAGGGGTTCACAATCCTGAAAGATCAGGTCACCGGCACGGTCGACGGTCTCTTCCCCATCGTCGGCAAGAAGCACACGCTCAAGCTGGACAAGGTAGAGGTCAACGACAACCTCAACATTGGGGACATCCGTTCGCAGAAGGCTGCGAAGATCGCCAACAGGACCTGGGCTGTCCCAGTCGAGGCTACGCTCTCGCTGGTGGACAACAAGTCTGGCAAGCGAGTTGATCAGAAGAAGCTCAAGCTCCTCGACCTGCCCAAGCACACGAAGCGGTACTCCCACATCGTGGACGGGCAGGAGTATCAGATCGACAACCAGTGGCGGCTGAAGTCAGGGATCTACACCAGGGTCAAGGACAACGGCGAGCTCCAGTCCCAGGTCAACCTCCGCAAGGGGCGAGGGTTCAACCTCGACTTCGATCCCAAGAACCGACGATTCACCATGGGGTACGGGACGTCCAACATCCCACTGCGCCCCTTGCTGCACGAGATGGGCATTGATGATCAGTCCATCGAGCAGGAGTGGGGCCCGGCCATCTTCGGAGACAACGCAGCCGATTCTGAGAAGGCGCTGACCAAGTTCTACAAAGCCTCGACTGGTGAGAAGGCTCCCAGTGTGGACGCAGCCCGCGAGCATCTCCGAGAGACCTTCGCCAACACAGAGATGCTGCCTGATGTCAACCGAAAGACGTTGGGTACTCCACACAAGGTGGTGACTGGCACTGCCCTGATGGATGCCTCCAGGAAGCTGCTCCGTGTCTCCCAGGGCAAGGAGGCTCCAGATCCTCGCGACTCTCTGATGTTCAAGGAACTGCACTCGACCGAGGACTTCTTCGGGGAACGACTGCAGAAGGGCTCGAGGGACATAATCCGTCGTGTCCAGAACACATTGGATCGGAAGCGCAAGGTCCAGGACATCGTCGGTCCCGACATGTTCAACCGTCCGGTCAAGATGATGTACCGAACCAGCCTGGCGAACGTGCCCGATCAGATCAATCCTCTCGAGATGATCAACGGTCAGATGAAGACCACGATCACTGGTGAGGGTGGGATCAAGAGTGCGCACGGCATCTCGGAGGAAGCCAAGCTGATCGATCCCAGTCACCTCGGCTACCTTGATCCGATCCATACTCCGGAGGGGAAGTCAACGGGTGTCTCGCTACGTCTGCCCATTGGTGTCAAGAAGACCGGACACGATGTGACGATCAGCATGTACAACCTCAAGACTGGCAGGTCAGAGAACCTGAGCCCAGAGAGGATGCTCCAGGCTGACGTCGTGCTTCCAGACCAGGTGACGTGGGAGAAGGGCAAGCCGAAGGCGGTGGGCACACGGATCAAGATCAGCGGTCCGAACAATGAGGTGCGGGAAGGTTCCCTCAAAGAGGCCGACTACGTCATGAAGGACCCCATCCAGATGTTCTCGATGGCGTCGAACCTCGTGCCCTTCATGGCTGCTGACCACCCCAACCGCAGCACGATGGCCGGGCGCCACATGGAGCAGGCGATCTCCCTGAAGCACAGGGAGGCACCACTGGTCCAGAGCAAGGCTGGGGAGAAGCACACCTTCGATGCGATCATGGGATCCTTCGCTGGGCATCCTTCTACTGCTGCCGGCACAGTCAAGCGCGTCAAGAAGGATGCAGTCCTGATCACTGACAAGGACGGGAAGGAGCATGAGATTCATCTCTATGATCACTTCCCTCTCAATGCGGACAAGAGCTACCTGCACTCCGAGCCATTGGTCAAGGCGGGTGACACGGTGAAGCACCGCCAGCCTCTGGCGGACACCAACTTCACACGTGATGGTCAGCTAGCTCTGGGGACGAACCTCAAGGTCGGGTACATGCCGTACAAGGGGTACAATTTCGAGGACGGCATCGTCATCAGCGAGTCGGCGGCCAAGAAGCTCTCGAGCGAGCACCTGCACCGCAAGACCCTGAAGCGAGACAAGACTCACGTCCTGTCCAAGTCCAAGTTCCGGGCCTACCATCCTGATCGAATCTCCAATGAGCAGGCCGGCAAGCTGGACGATGATGGTGTGGCCAAGACAGGTCAGATCGTCATGCCAGGCGATACGATCATCGCTGCCCTGCGCCAGCCGTCAGATGAGGAGCGCAGAGAGGACGCCGAGCTCGCCAAGATCCACAAGTCCCTGGTCCGTCCCTACCGAGACGCCAGCCTCCGCTGGGAAGCTGATCATCCCGGTGTCGTCACCGAGGTGGTCAAGCGAGGCAAGAAGGTCGGGGTCCACGTCAAGACGCTCGAGCCCATGGAGGTCGGCGACAAGATGGCGGGACGCCACGGCAACAAGGGCATCGTCACCAAGATCATCAAGGATGACGAGATGCCCCGGCTTGAGGACGGCAATCCCTTGCATGTGTTGCTGAACCCAACCGGTGTCCCAGGCAGGACCAACCTCGGCCAGGTCCTCGAGACTGCCGCTGCGAAGATCGCAGAGAAGACAGGCAAGCCGTACAAGGTGAAGAACTTCCAGCCCGGGGCCGACCTGCATGCCCAGGTGACGAAGGACCTCAAGGCTGCTGGGCTGACAGACAAAGAAGCGGTGTTCGATCCCAAGTCCGGACGGAAACTTGGCGATGTACTGGTTGGACCACAGTACATGATCAAGTTACACCACCAGGTCGATAAGAAGCTCCGCGCCAGAGCTGGGGGCCCCGGGTATGTCTACGACAAGGACATGGTCCCGAAGGGTGGTGGTGCTCATGGCGCTCAGTCCCTCGGTACCTTGGGGCTCTACTCTATGCTAGCCCACGGGGCGAAGCACAACCTCCGGGAGATGCAGACGCTCAAGAGCGATGCAGCTCAGGGCGATGACTTCTGGGCTGCCCTGCAGGCTGGCGAGCCACTGCCCGCACCGCGGCCGACCTTCGCGTACAAGAAGTTCACCGGCTACATGAATGCCCTCGGCCTCAATGTGAAGAAGGAGGGCAACAACCTCCAGCTCGTCCCGTTCACAGACCGTGACATCGTGGCGATGAGCAACGGGGAGATCAAAGACGCTGGGCGGATGGTCCGAGCCAAGGACCTCAAGCCAGAGAAGGGTGGGCTCTTCGATCCCAAGGTGACTGGTGGCCTCGAGGGAACGAAGTGGGCCCATATCAAACTGCCAGAGCCCATGCCCAACCCGGTCTTCGAGAAATCGGTGCAGTCTCTGACTGGCCTAACCTCGAAGGAGTACAACGACGTCATCGCCGGCCGACGAGCCTACGACCCGAAGACCAAGAAGGTGATCACTGATATTGATCAGGGTCTGGTGGGGGGCAAGGCGATTGATCAGATGCTCAAGGGCATCGATACGAAGAAGGCGCTGGCGGAAGCACAGGAGCAGCTCGAGAACCAGAACCTCAAGGGTAACCGCCTCGACCGGGCCAACAGGAAGGTCAAGTATCTCCGGGCTTTGGACAAGGCAGGTCTCTCGGCACGCGCTGCCTACATGATGACGAACGTGCCGGTCCTCCCGCCGTCGTTCCGTCCCATCGGTCAGCTGCCAGATGGTACGTTGAACATCGAGGATATGAACGGGTTGTACAAGGCGCTGGGCAAGGCCGCCGATCAGTACAAGAAGATCTCCACCAACCCACTGATGCCGGTGGAGGAGGGCAACGAGCTCCGGGAGGCTGTCTACGATGGGCTCAAGGCACTGACTGGTGTCGGTGGTCATGCTACCCAGCCCTACCGTGGTGTGCTGGACATCATCGCAGGGAAGCGGCCAGAGCTGGCCAAGGGCAGGCCGACGGGCAAGAAGATCGGCTCTCCGAAGCACGGGTTCTTCCAGAGCAAGCTGGTGCAGCGCAAGCAGGACCTGTCCATGCGCTCGACCATCATCCCTGAGCCTGCGCTCGGCCTGGATGAGGTGGGGATCCCACGCAAGGCAGCGCTCGAGCTGTACAAGCCCTTCGTGGTCCGGGAGCTGCGAGGACTGACTGGGATGACCCCTCTGGCCGCGCGCAAACAGATCGACGAGGGTGGAGAGATGGTCAACAAGGCGCTCGAGCGGGCTGTCTCGCAGCGTCCTGTGCTGTTGAAGCGGGATCCCGTGCTGCACAAGTATGGCATCCAGGCATTCAAGCCGAGGATCGTAGGCGGCAAGGCGGTACAGATCCATCCCCTCGTCACCTCCGGGTTCAACGCAGACTTCGATGGCGATGCGATGGCTGCCTTCGTACCGGTGAGTCACAACGCGGTGGAGGAGGCGAAGAAGATGCTGCCCTCCCGCAACCTCTTCAGTCCGGCCTCCGGAGCAATCATGTACACGCCCACGCTGGAGACCCAGCTCGGGCTGTATGGGATCACCCAGGTGGGGAGGAAAACCAACAAGAGTTTCAAGACCATCAGCGATGTGAAGGCGGCGGTCCGGAAGGGGGAGGTGGGCTACACAGATCAGGTCCGTGTCGGTGGACTGACCTCCACGACTGGCCGGTTCATGGTGGCTGAGGCCCTGCCCTCTGCGATGCGGAAGAGCTTCCTCAAGAAGAAGGAGGCGCTCAGCGGCAAGGATCAGAAGGAGCTGCTCGCCCAGCTGGCCAAGAACCACCGCAATGATTTTGGTGAGTCAGTTAACAGATTAAAGAACCTGGGTAACCAGTGGTCCACGGCTACAGCTTTCTCCATCGGGCTCGATGACATCAAGCCGGAGAAGACGAAGCGCGACGCCGTGATGAAGGCAGCCGACACGGCTGCTCGAGCGGTGCGGAGGGGAGCTGGGACGCAGGCGCAGAAGGATGCCAAGGTCATTCAGATCTACGACAAGGCCACGCAGCAGATGCAGCAGGGGCTGAAAGCGATACCCGAGTCGGACAGTGGTCTGATGACGATGAATCATGCGGGCATCAAGCCAGGCATGGATGCTCTGCGCCAGATCAAGATGGCTCCGATGCTGATCGCCAATGCGAAGGGAGAGATCATCCCGGAGCCGGTGCGGCGATCGTATGCTGAGGGTCTGGACCTGGCTGATTACTGGACCTCGATGTCCGGCGCGCGCAAGGGGATCATTCAGAAGGTGCAGGAGGTACAGGAGCCTGGCTATGTCTCGAAGCAGATCATGAACTCGGTGATGAACAACTTGATCGCCGACGATGACTGCGGGACGGACAAGGGGATCTCGCTGGGTGTGGATGAGAAGGACGTGCTCGATCGCTTCCTCGCTGCTCCGGTCAAGGCCGGGACCAAGACGCTCCGCCGTGGCACGTTGATCACTCCCGACGTACGCAACACACTGCGGAACAACAAGGTCGGCAAGGTGGTGGTCCGCTCCCCGCTCCGCTGTCAGCATGGCCCCGGCATCTGCAAGAGGTGCTACGGCCTGACCGAAGACGGCTCGCTGCCGGAGAAGGGACTCAACGTCGGCATCCTGGCCGGGCAGTCACTGGGTGAGCGTGCTACCCAGCTCTCGATGAAAGCCTTCCACACAGGCGGCAGCGCTGCCTCGATGGAGGACATCGTCGACGAGTTCCAGCGAGTCAAGGACCTGCTGCAGTTCCCAGCCACACTCAAGGGCTCGGCCACGCTGGCTACCACAGCCGGGAAGGTGACAGATGTCCAGCAGGATCCCGCGGGCGGACACAACGTGTTCATCGATGGGAAGAGACATTACGTCCCGCAGCGGCGAGGCATCCCGACGTATCAAGGGAAGCAGTTGAAGAAGGGAGTGCAGGTCCGCAAGGGAGCGGCGATCTCCCGCGGCCCGGTCAATCCTCACGAGATGCTCCCACTCACTGGAGTCGAGCCGGTGCAAGGGTACCTGGCCGATGAGCTACACAAGATCTACGGACCGCATGGTATTCGCAGGAAGAATACCGAGGTCGTAGTCAAGGCCATGACCAACCTCACCAAGGTGGATGATCCTGGAGATCATCCCCAGTTCATACGTGGGGACTATGCACCGACGACTCTGGTTGCTAACCTAAACCGTGCGACACCCAAGGGGAAGAAGCCGATCACTCATCAGCCGATCCTCAAGGGCGTCAACGTCCTGCCTTTGGAGATGCACGAGGACTGGATGGCACGGCTCAACCACGAGAGGCTTGGCCAATCGGTTCCGGAGGCTGCTGCCAAGGGTTGGATGTCCAACATCCACGGCACACATCCGATCCCGGCTGCCGTCTACGGCGCTGAGTTCGGCAAGGATCTACTGGGGGACTACTGATGAACGAGCACATGACAACAGCGTTCTTCGATGAACTAGAACAGATTCAAAAGGAAGCCGGGCTACTTGGTTCGGGAGCCAAGTTCCTCTCGAAAGGGTTCAAGCGGCTCAGTCAACTGGGATCGAAGTCAGGGCCGATGGCCACTGTGAAGGGTGGCCCTGGTCACTGGGAGCGGATGAAGAACATCTATCGGGCCGGTGGACTGAAGGGCCTGGCCGGGTCGGCTTATGGACAGATGGGTGCAGCCGGTGCACTCACCGGTCTCGGTGCTTATGGCACTGGTAAGGCAGTCCTCGGCGACTGATGACGTTTCCGAACTCGCAAGCTACGTCTGGTGAGAAGGCCGCGAAGATCGAGACGGGCACCATCGCCAACGTCAACGTGAAGAACTACACCGTTGACTGGGTGTCGCAGTACTCGGGCAAGCAGATACCCGATCTCCAGATCATGACCCCGTACCTGCACTACAACAACGGGGAAGGTATCACCTGCATCCCGGAGGTCGGAGCCATCGCTGTGGTCTGCTTCCCCTCCGACGATGACCCTCCGTTCATCATGGGGTTCACCTCCGGACCTGAGATGGAGGGAGCAGACTCGGCCAACCTCCAGAAGAGCATCGACGACCCCAGCGTCGAGACTGAAGAGGACATGCCGAAGGCCAAGAGCACCACCTCTGGTGGCTCTACGACCTGGCCGACCAATCCCTCAGACGCTAGCTTCAGAGCCGGCCGTCCGATCCTCAACCCCGGTGACATCTACATCGCCGGCAGGGATGAGAACTTCATGGTGCTCCGGCGCGGTGGAGTGCTGCAGCTGGGCGCAACGCACATCGCCCAGCGCGCGTACATCCCATTGCTCAATTACATCCGGGACTTCTGTGAGAACTACGAGCTGAACAGCGCTGCCGGTACTCTGTCCTGGACAGTGGAACGGAGCGAGAAGGACCCAGGTGGTGACGCTCCGACGGACTTCACCATCTACGCTCGAGAGTTCGCAGCGGATGAGAAAGCCTCGATCAAAGTCAGCCTCGGCTCCCTTAAGGATGCAGACAAGGTGCCCAATGGGAACACCACCTTTGCTGAAGTGGTGATCAATCCGAAGCTGATCGACATCAAGAACGAGGAGATCATTGGGATCCCCAAGTTCGCCCTCCGCATCGATCGGGATGGCAACTCCTACGTCATGCAGGCCAAGACCAGGACGGAGGAGATCAAAGAAGACCACAAGATGACGGTCGAGCGGGACCAGGAGCTCACTGTCAACCGAGACCGGACCATCAAGGTCGTGGGCAAGCAGGACGAGACGATCGAGGGAGAGCACACGGTCACCGGTAAGTCCTCGAGCAAGGAGACGTGGTCGAAGGACAAGGTGATCGAAGCCAGGGTACTGAAACTAGGAGCGGAGAGCGCTTCCGAGCCAGCGGTCCTTGGTGATAAGCTGATTCAGTGGTTGGCCAGTCATACGCATCCGGGTACAGGAGCGCCTCCAGTCCAGGCTGCTACGGTCAAGACACTGGTTTCCAAGAAGGTCAGGGTGAAGTAATGCCTCTTGTTCCAGCAGCATTGCAGTCAATGATCGAGGCAAAGCTCAAGTCGATTCCGATCGGCACATTCCCTGTCAAGACTAGCATCTCCATGGCACCGCAGGATGACGGGACGGTCGACCCGCAAGCCGAGGTGACCTCGGGCGAGGTGTTCATGGACGCCGGCACTGCGAAGGTCATCGCTCAAGCAGTGGCCGAGTCGGTGGTTCAGCACCTTTTGACCTGCGCTGTTGTCACGGGCGGTGGTACACTCGGCCCCGGAAAAATCACGTGAGGTGATCAGATGGATCTCTTTCTTGATTCCAAGTTGACGTTCGAGAAGCTGGGTATGGAAGCCCGCATGGGTGAGGACCCAGAGGAGTGGCCGACTCAGATCTTGGACGAGCTGTACCGCCAGGTCCCCTTCGCCAGCGACTACTCGCCGAAGGTGGTGCTCCGGGACGTCGATGCTGATCGCCGCTACGCGATGGGACACGTCGAGCTGTTCAACAAGCTCGCGATCAATCCCAGGGACGACGCCACGCCGGACGAGACCAAGGGGAAGAAGAAGATCCTCATCCCCGTGATCATCAAGGATGGCAGGCTCTCCCCACTGGACCTGATCATGTGCGAGGGACAGGTGGAGCCGCTGACCGACGAGCGTCTGCGCAAGGCTCTCTTCCGTCCCTCCCTCTTCGAGGCCATCCGCAAGCGCCCCGGAGACATGTCGATGATCGAGCAGCTCTACCCGCCACACCGGCAGTACGGTGGAGCTCGAGGTCCGATCGTCTCCGATGTGGGTGGCGGCGTGACGCACACGGCCTCGGTCAAGCCACCGCTGTTGATGGACGCCATCCTCCCCACGGTGAAGCAAGCTCACGTAGAGAGTGTCACCACCAGGCTCAACGAAGACCACGGTCTTCGCCAGGCACTGCTGGCGAACGAGGCGGTGATGCCGTTCATCTCCAAGCTGGCACAGGTGGAGGCGAAGCCGAACCCAACAGGCAACGACCTGATGAAGCAGGCGCGCGCCATCGTCGAGCCGGATGTAGTCCAGATCAAGAAGATCCCTGGTGGCTTCCGGATCAAGACGGCGTCCCGCCAGGCCATCATCCCCGATGCGGAGGATGTCGATCGCCCGACTGCGGTCGGCGCCCTGGGCGGAGACCTGGTGTCCAAGGTGGAGACGGACGGGACGGCCACGGTCACCGCTGCGCCGGCCAAGAAGGAGACGCTCCAGGACCTGGAGGTCGGAGTCATCGATAGCTTCGGGCTGTACAAGGTGCGGTCCGAGGATGAGAACAAGGAGATGGTGGGCTGGGTCTTCCCCAAGGTGATGGCATTCACCGGGGAGGTCCTGCCGATGGCAGTGTTCTCCAATGGCAGCGAGTCTGCCATGCAGGAGAACATCGCGGGCGTCCCGGTGGCCAGGCAGACGGACGTGCTGGATGCCACGCCGCAGGGGCTCGGCTGCTTCTACTACTCCACGCCCTCCGGCGCTCAGGCACTCGTCCCGGTCGAGGTAAAATCGGAACTGGAATCACCAGGGGGGTCCGTATATGTCGCCGAGACCGTGCTTGGTGAGACCTGCGAGATCACCCTGTCGGAGGGGCTGAAGGAGGTGGCGGTCCAAGGGGAGGGTCAGTACAGTATCCCCGCGGAGTGTGGGTTCCTTCCGCTGCCCAGCCCGATCAACCTGGCGGCCACGCCGGATGCCTTCACCAAGATGGCGCAAGCGAAGGCGATGCCCAGCGCAGTCCGTGTGATCACGGATGGTCAGCTCTTCTCCTTCGAGGGACAGACCATCGACAAGCTAGCCGGGGTGATGGACACCAAGTTCCTGGACCTGGACGATGCGGTGTTCATGGCCGCGTTGTTGGGGGAGGAGCCGGGGCAGATCAAGGAAGCCTTCGTCAAGATGCGGAGGCAGGGCAAGACTGAGGGCTGGATCGAGGCCCTCCCAGTCACTACAATGAAAGAGAAGTACGCGGCGGCTCGCAGGGGTGCCGTGGACTTCCTCGAGAAGATGCCGGACCTTCGGGTGGACTTGTTGAAGGAGGCAGCGCCGCTCGAGGACCCAACGTCGGTGGACAAGATCCTCTCCGTCGGGTTCCTCAACCCGGAGAACATCTCGATTTTCTGCAGTTATCTGCCGGAGATCGAGGACGCAATCAAGAAGTTGTCCGAGCTGCTCGTGGCTGCGCGGCTGGGACTGAGCTCGGTAGACGAGGGGGCCCTGCAGAAGTCGCTGGTCCATCTCGACAAGGTGGTGGCCGGGCTCAGGGAGCTGGGAACTACACCGCAGGCATAGGGCATGGCCTATTCACGCAGCCCGAGTGAGAACTTCATCAAGTACCTCATCTCGCAGAGGAAGTTCGATACGAACACCATTCTGCGCATGATGGAGGAGTACGGGATGGAGGGCATCTCCAGTCGCTACATCGAGCAGCTGGAGAACGAGATGGGTGAGCGCCCAGATCCCTGGGACGACACCGATGCTGAGTGCAAGGAGTACCTGAGACAGAACAAGATCGCTGACCTTTGGTTCCCGAACGGTGCTGTCAAGGAAGCCTACGAGATCATCGCAGTGCCCCAGCTGCGTGCTGATGTGGAGCAGCTCCTGCTGAGTCCACTGCGGTTGGAAGAGGTCGTAAGCAGACTGAACTCGCACCATGGGATCACACTCACTCCGGACGGCGTCCGTGCCTTCGGTCATTACTTCTGGAACAAGAGCCTGCTCTCAATGCACGAGTGGGCTGAGTTCCTGGACGATAGGCCGGGAGCATTCGATCGGATCACGATACTAAAAGCCGCGCCGGACATGGCGGGCAAGCTGGTGCCGTGGGTAGCCGGGATGTCTGGTCCTCCGACAGGACTGAACACCGGCACCGTCGCCCGGAGGATGAGGGACATCGCATTCATGAAAGTCTTAGAGACAGAACGTCAGCCTGCATCACTGGCGCACTCCAAGATGATGAAGAACTACATGGATGTGATCAGGGCAGCCGAGTCTGAGATGCGTCAGAGCGACGTGGCACTGAAGGACGTGCTCGCGGCGTTCGAGAAGTTCCGCCTCCGCAAGGACAAGGAAGCTGTCCCGGCGATCGAGGAGGTGGCAGGGCCGAACTTCAGTCAGTCAGGTGAAGGCACCGATGGTGTGGTGACCATGGCTGATCGAATGATGGAGGATGATCATGGCTGAGGCTAAAGTAGAGAAGCTCCCCTTCTTCATCTCCGATGCGGAGAAGAAGGGACTGGAGGCAGCACCGCAGGACAACCTCGCGGACAACCTGAAGGAAGCCATCCCCGATTTCTTCGACGTGGAGAAGGGGGAGGTGGTCGGATCGTTCGGACTGAAAGATGGTCTGTTGATCTTCCACCTCTTCAAGAAGGATCGGAAGAAGATCTACGATGAGGCTCACACTGCCATGGAGCAGTACGCCAAGGAGTGCCGAGAGCCTCAGCGTACCGAGATGCAGCAGCGCGTGGCGCAGCAGGCGAACAAGGACCTGGCAGCGCATCCGTGGTGGCCAGGCTTCGAGGAGATCCTTCGCGCTGTCTTCGCGGAACACTTCAAGTACACCGAGCAGAAGATCACCTACTACCCAGAGGTGGACAGTTGGTCGGTGATCATGCCGGAGCCGAAGAGTGTGGCGATGCCGAAGAGCCACCTCGAGGCAGCGGTAGCGAAGGTGGCACTCAGGGTTGCAGGCTAAGTAGAACCGGCCTTTCGGCCGGTCGTTAGATACCTGAGCGGCGCCTCCATTTACCCTAAACAGCAGGGCATCAGCAGTCCGCTCAGATATCAGCGGTTTTATTTTGGGTGCTGGCCCTCTACTCCGCCCCAGGGATGAAGGCTAGCTCCTTCGGGGCGACTACTATTCTTATACCTGGACCCTGGAACTTCTTTCGGTAGGATAGATCACATGGCTACGATCAATTTAGCAGAGGCAGATGTTCTACAGTCTGCATCCATCGTGCCGCTGGTCTACTCCCTTGTCGATCACGATGGCAAGCCAGTCAGCGAGCCGTGGTTCGACTACGATGATGATGGGAACCCCACCGACTTCGGCATCGATGAGGAGCCACCAGATCCCACAGCAGATGACCTGCTGGACACCAATATCGATCTGCTTGCCTACAACGTCTCGCCATCCGAGTTCGCAGAGACAGCCATCCGTGTGCCAGAAGCTGGTGCAGTCAGTGACTTCAGGTTCGAGGGACGTGAGTACCTCCGCCGCATCTACGACACGCCGGCAGACAAGGTGCTGCTCAAGTGCGGAAGGCAGGTGGAGAAGAGCACGACGCTGGGCAACAGACTGCTGTGCTACTCAGCACTGACCAACAACTTCCGCTGCCTGTTCGTTGCTCCTTCCGCGGAGCAGGCGAAGGTGTTTTCCAACGACCGGCTGAAGGATGTCATCGAGGCATCCCCGCTGATCAAAGCCTACACCTCCAGCAAGATCAACCAAGCTGTCTTCTTCAAGAAGCTGATCAACTTCTCCCAGATCAGACTCCGCTACGCATACCTCACCGCTGACCGTGTCCGTGGTATCCCTGCTGACCTGATCGAGATCGATGAGATCCAGGACATCCTCATCGACAACATCCCGATCATCGAGCAGTGTGCGTTCCACTCCAAGTACAAGCTGTTCATCTACTCCGGCACTCCGAAGAGTAATGACAATACGATCGAGAAGTACTGGACGGAGTTCTCCACCCAGAACGAGTGGGTTGTCCCCTGTGATCGCCACGGCACTCCGAAGGATCCCACGTCGTGGCACTGGAATGTCCTGGACGAGAAGAATATCGGTCAGAAAGGGCTGATCTGCGACAAATGCAAACAGGAGATCAGCGCACGTGATCCTCGGGCACGATGGGCTGCGCTGCAGCCCATACGAGACGACAACAAGGAGCGTGTCACCTTCGAGGGCTATCGCATCCCGCAGATCATGGTGCCTTGGGTGGACTGGCAGGAGGTGCTCGAGGCACAGGAGCAGTACTCCAGAGCTCAGTTCATGAACGAGAAGCTGGGTCTGTCCTACGACTCCGGCACTCGTCCGATCACTCGTGCCCAGGTCAAGGCATGTTGTCAGCCCCACATCCGGCTCGGGGACATCGAGTCACTCAAGAAGGTGGTTCAAGGGAAGGAAGTCTACTGCGGTATCGACTGGGGCTGTCACGACGATCAGACCCGCATCCTCACTCAGGACGGTTGGAAGTATTTCAAGGACCTGGATGACGGAGATCGGGTCGCGCAGTGGGACCCTGATACGAGGGAGATGTCCCTAGTCGAGCCGGAGGTCCGGACAGTGAAGGAGTGGGACGGTCCGCTCTACCACTTCGAGACCAAGGGTGGGTTGGACATGATGCTCACAGGCACCCACCGCATGAGGGTTGGTCATCAGGTACTCGATTCGTGGAAGACTGAGCCTGCGGAACAGACCGTGGCTCGAGGCGGCAACATCAAGTTCGTTGGTCATGTGAATTGGGTGGGCACCGACCAGTCTGAGTTCACCCTCCCCGGTCTGCCGAAGAGTCCTGGATATGCTGGGAGCGAGGACAAAGTCTTCGTGATGGAGGACTGGCTCGAGTTCTTGGGCTACGTCCTCTCTGAGGGTGGGGTGTGCCTCCGCCCAAGCAAGCCAGACCCGAACACGATCCTCCCCTACTGCATCAAGATGTCTCAGCGGGAGACAGCATCTCCCGAGACGTCTGCGAAGATCAAAGAGTGTTTGGAGAGGGCAAGGATCCCGTACGCGGAGTACCCAAACACTGAGACGGGTGACCTTAACTGGACGATCAGCGGTAAGCAGTACTGGCACTGGTTCGCAGAGAACATGGGGTACCCCGGTGACCAGAAGCGTATCCCTCGTCAGTTCCTAGACCTCCCTCCGTACCAGTTGTGGGTGCTGTTCGATGCGATGGTGGCGGGAGACGGGTACGAGGATCCCAGAGACAACTGCACGAGCGGTGCTTACTACTCCACGTCCAAGGGATTGTGCGAGGACTTCCAGGAGCTGTGTATTCGACTCGGGATGCGTTGCGTGGTCCGTCTACACAAGCCGGCAGAAGGGAACCGCAAGACACGGTGGCGGGCGATGTGGTCTCTTGGGAGAGACTACCAATTCAATACCCCCTGCAAGAAGATCAAGACTGTGCCCTACACAGGGAAGGTCTACTGCTGCAAGGTCCCTTCTGGATACATCGTCACGGAGCGGAACGGCTGCGTTGCGTATCAGGGGAACACGGGTGAGAACACGTACACTGTGATCAGCTTCGGCACCTACCTCAGTGGTAGCAAAGACAACTTCTCCATCTTCTGGATTCATAGGTTCACCGGGCAGGACCTCGACCCGGACGTCCAGTTGGACAAGGTCGCACAGATGATCGCCCAGATGCGCTGCCGGGTGGTTGGTGTGGACTATGGTGGTGGCTTCTGGCAGAACGACAGGTTGATCAAACAGTTCGGTCCCAATCGAGTGGTCAAGTTCCAGTACAACCCGAAGCAAAAAAAGAAGGTGTACTGGGAAGAGCATCTGCTTCGGTACATGGTCCATCGCTCGGAGGTGATGAGCGATATCTTCGCAGCGTTCAAGGACCGCAAGGTAGACTTCCCCTGCTGGAACGACTTCATCGAGCCGCATGCCTCGGACATCCTCAACATCTTCTCGGAGTACAACGAGAGGCAGAGGATGATCGAGTACAAGAAGGCGCCGGGCAAGACGGACGATGCTTTCCACTCGATCCTCTACTGCATGCTCGGTTCGATGATCGTCAGACCACGACCAGACATCATCACTCCCATGAAGCAGAAGGTCCCACGCTAAAGAAGCCGTGAGGCTTCTTCGTGGAATGCTTTTCGTCTCCCGGACGGGAGATTACTCGCCGACGGCCTCCAGGACGGGGCCATCCTCGATCGCCTGCGGCACCTCGACGGGCGCCTCGATGACCTGCGGACCGGACAGGCGGTTGCGGATGCCCGTGGCGACCTTCAGGACAAACAGCACCTTCGCGGCGACACCGAGCAGGCCCTGAGCCAGGTGCTTCCAGCACCTGTAGCGCCAGGCCGATTGGAAGTGATCGATCTCGTGCGCGAGCAGGAACTCGATCAGTCTCATCTTTCTGGCGTTCGGGTTCTCCCGCTTCAGCTCCTCGAGCTGCGCCTTCATGGCTTCGAACTCTTTGCGTTCCTCTTCGTTCATCCTCTGCTCCTGTTTGGGGTTTCTCAAGGGTTTGGCCAAACTCTGAAGCGACCTAAGAATTAATCTCATTCCGCTTCAAAGTGCTTATGCCAGGATCTTGATCAGTTTTTCACTGTGGCAAGAGATCCATGATCTCATTGCCTCGGAGCAGTACTTTGATGTTGGTGGGGAGCTTGTTGCCGCACATCTTGATCATCATGATGCCGGCATCGCGTAGGTTCTGTCGGTCCTTGTCGAGCAGAGCGTAGAGCTGCTGCAAACCGATGTCTGTGCCGATGTCTTTGTGGTGTCGGACGACTGTCATCATCCTGATGCAGAGTTGGTAGAACGGTTCCCAGGTATGATCGTAGTTCACCAAGGGCTGAAGCCTGGTGAACTCGTACTCCGATAGCTGGAGGAAGGTGTCGGCCCACCTTCGGATGATTTCTTCATCGATATCTTCCGGGTCGTAGCCCAGTAGCATCACCGCATCCCGGTATAGTTCCAGGAGTATCTCGTCGTCAGCGTGCCGGAAGATCGATGTGTCAAGGCCATGGACCTTGAGCAAGAAATTGATGTGCTTCTCCAGCAAGGAGACCTGGGCCTCCAGCAGTCGGATCCTTTCTTCGTCGGCCATGTTCCCTTCCCACAGAGTCTCAGATCATGATACCAATACTAGGGGGCCTTGTTCAGGGCTTCAAGTGGTTGACACTGCAAGAAGTGCGACCCTATGATTTGAACATTGCGAAGGGGACCAGCAATGAGCGATCAGCCTGGGGCTATCCCACTCGGTCTTGCACAACAGCAGGCCGCACGACAGATCGATCCAGAACAACTCGAGCTGATGGGTAAGAAGGCGGCCAGCCTGTACGGTCAGTGCGGCACTGATCTCAGCGAGGCCGTGGTGGAGGTCACCAAGGAGGCCCGGCTCGCACCCGAGCAGGTCAAGAGGGTGTGCGAGTTCGCCAACACCTCTGCCTACCTCAACGAGTTCGAAAAGGGCGGGGAGGTACGCAACGTCACCTTCTCTGGAGGCCCGGCAGATCCGGGCAAGGTGCTCCGTGACCTGAACGACGGCGCTCATCCCGCTGTCAACCACGTCAAGGAGGCCGGTTACGAGCCTCCAACTGGGCACTACAAGATCGCTGGCGCCAACGACCACCTCCTCGCAGGGATGTTCGGTGTGTCCAGCGACCTCGAGAAGGTGGCCGAGGTACTCTCCCCGCCTGATCACAACGCCAGGTACGAGCAGGTCGATGAGGTCTATGATCTCAGAGTCAAGCTGGCTGGCGCTCGTGATCATCTGCGCAGCAAGTGCATCTCCTCTGGGGTGTTGTTCAATGACGTGAGGGGTGATCTGTGCAAGGAAGCAGAGCAGGTAGTTGCTGGTGGATCCTCCCTTGGGGATGTGGCGAGGGCCCTCGCCCCCTTCAGCCCCAACCTCTTCCTTCTCAAGACCGCGATGACGGAGATCGGCCAGCATCTGAGCGAGAAAGGCCACAGTACGACCGACCTTGGTTCATCCTTGACCAAGACCGCGGGTCGCTCCGTTCCGAATCCCAAACACCCACTCATCACGACCTTCACGACCTTCACCAAGGTAGCGACGGAGCATCGCAAGCTGGAGACGGCGGTGGGGTTGATCGATGAGCAGCTCGAGGCTGTGAATGCACGGCTCAAGGAGCTGACCAGATGAGCCCGAACGAGATGGCGCATGCGCTCCGCCTGCTGAAGGTGGCGCAGGGCAAGCCCGGCATCCTCAAGAAGATCTGGTCTGCAGCTCGCGAGGGATCAGAGGCAGCGGCGAAGAAGCTGGAGGGTGAAGGCCACGATATTGCTGGTGGTCTGGTCCGGTACATGCCTCATCTCGGGCTAGGGGCTGGCGGTATCGCAGCCTGGAAGTCTGATCCTGCTGAGCGCATGAAGTACAAGTACAAACTCTGGAAGTATCGCCGGGCCCAGCGCCAGGCGCAGCGGGGGTACTGATGAATCCTCTCGACGAGTTCCTGGCGATGAAGAAGGAAGCGGGCTGGCTGAGCGACGCAGCCAAGGCTTTCGGCAAGAGGTTTCCGCGGCTGGCGGCTGGCGGCAAGGCCCTGGCGGAGGGGGCGGGGAAGGCTGTGCCTCCGGTGGCTGTCGGTCTTGGCATCGGAGCTGGCATCACTGGAGCGGAGAAGGGCATTCGTTCCATCCAAGAGCGCTTCGGCAAGCAGAAGGACTTCCAGGCCATGATGTCGGCCAACCCACACCTCGAGAAGATGGACGCGGGCAACGTCCAGCTGACATACAACTCGCTTCGCAAGGCCGCGCCCTCGATCGCTTCCGATCCTCTGATGGCTGGATCATTCGTGCGCCGGACGCTCGAGATGTCTGACCCTCCCTACGTGGATGCGCAGACGATAAAGATGCTGACTGATGCGCAGAAGAATATCAGTCAAGCTCGAGGAGGTAGCGGAGCCCGCGAGTTTGCCATGGGTGCCGCAGCCAAGGGCGCGATGAGCTAGTGATAATCAAGGTTTGTCAATTCCAGGCTCGCCAAGAGCAGGGCGAGCGCCTTGTTCAGATCTTCCAGCCCGGAGAGATCGACAAGGCAGCTGAGTTCTTCGCCATGGGCAAGGCAGCATCGCCCATGCTGCCGGAGGTCCAGCGGTACCTGGAGAAGCTGCAACCACACCCCAACAAGATCTTCGTGTTGGTCAACGCCCTCGGAGCTGGAGAGTTCTGGGGAAGCAACATCAACGGGGACTACTTCCCCGAGCCATCGTTGATCCACAAGGGGCCTGTCTACGGGTACGAAACCTTCTACCAGGCCCACCCCTACAAGCACCACGTCAACAAGGACCCGAGCAAGTCCTTCGGTAAGGTGGACCTCTCGGTCTGGAACAGCGACATGAGGCGCGTCGAGCTCGTCGTAGTGATCGACCGGCTCCGCGCTCAGCAGTTCGCTGCCACCGACGTCGTAGACAAGCTTGATCAGGGCATGTTCCCTGACGTCAGTATGGGTTGCAAAGTCCCGTACGACCTCTGTTCCTACTGCCTGGACTGGAAGAAGTACCGCAAGGCTCAGGCTACCTACGACCCATTGCGTCACCGATCAGTTGGTCACGCTGTTCTTCTGTACCACAAGCGTGATCCAATCCGCGGTCTGTCTGTCACCCGGGATGATTACTGTGTGCATCTCCGCACGATGCTCAACAAGATCATGCCGGATGGTCGGAAGGTCTACGCGATCAACGACTACCCGCGGTTCTTCGACATCTCGTTCGTGTTCATTGGCGCGGACAAGACAGCAAAAGTCATGGCAAAGCTAGGTTCGGCACATCCTGGGGGGTCAATATATGTCGTCCCCTCCTGGAAAGTCGCGGAGCAGCTGGGCTACGAGCAGCCGAAGGTCGAGAAGGACTTCGAGAAGGTCGCCTTCGAGATTCCGGAGATACCGGACATCCCCAAGCCGGTTGAGGACCTCCTCTCCCGGATGCGGACCTACCGTGGCCTCAAGACCGTAAAGGATATAGTCCACGAACCCAAGATGGTGGGGGAAGACGTGCCTGACCCGAAGATTCCGGAGAACGCCAATGCGGCAGACCGGGTCAGGGCCATGCTGCGGAAGAAGGCTTCCCAGAACAAGGGTGCGGAGATTATAAAGGATGTTACCCCGTCCCAATTCGGTGGAAAGGCGATGCCCGCAGAAAAGCCCGGACCTGATCTCCCAGACGAAGTTCTCGATCGTCTGGGGAAGTCCGACCTGAGCGAGGCGCTGTCTACACCGACCTCGATGGGGATGATCCTTCGTCCTCGGGAATTCCAACGGATCACGATCGTCCGTTTGGGCAAAAAGCCCCTCGCAGACGATCTCGATCAGAAGGGCGATGTGTTCCCGCCAGTAGATGAGGTTGATCGATCAGTCCCGACCGGATCAGGCCACTTCAGCGAAATGCTGAAGAAGGTCTTGCTGCCATTCCTGGAAGACCGTAGTATCTTGGAACCGGTAGCCAAGCGGCGGATGGTTCGGATCACGATCTGCAAGCCGGATGATGATTCCGAATCGGAAGTGAAATCGAAAGATGATCCCTTCCTACGCAAGATCTCCGCAGCTTATAATGGCTACCTGGAAAAGGTAGCAGGATGCTTCGTGGGATCAGCAGACATCGTCAACCAGCACGCGGATTTGTGGAGTGCAGTGCAGGGATCGTCTCTGATCGACGAGTTCCACAAGACGGCAGCGGGCAAGGTCGATCCGAAAGTGCTCTTCGGGGCGCTGGGTGGAGCGTGGGCCCTGTCCCAATTAGCTCGGTACAAGAGAAGCCGGGCGATGCAGGGAGCAGCGCCGCCAGTGGGGAACTTGACGGAGTTGGTTGCGGAGAACCCCAAACTCGTGATGTTCTTAGCGGGTATGGGCGCTTTGCACCAACAGGGATCGACGATCCCCAGATCGATCCTGAAGGGGATCAAAGGAGTCGGAAAGAAACTTGTCGCGCCAGGCACGGCTCAGAAGGCTGAGCAGGTTGCTACGCGACTGACGCGGTGAGCGTTAGGGGCCTCGTACCTCGAAGACACGGGATCACCGGACCGAAGATAAACAGTCGAGATCAAAAGGAGTGATCAAATGGACGAGCAGCTCGCTGCAATCTACGGAACGGGTCAGCCCGAGATGAACGAGGAAGACCTGCAGAAGGTGGCCGCCGCCGAGTTTCTGGTGAAGCTGGCGGAGGAACAAGGGATCGATCTGAACAAACTCTCCGAGAGCGACATCGCAGAGATGGTCAACGAGCTCTACACGGAGAAGACCGCCGAGGCGCAGCCGGAGGCGCAGACCGAGACCAACGACGAGCCGAGCCCGGAGTTCCTGGAGAAGGCGGCCGAGGCCGACTATCTCGGCAGGATCGTGGCCCACTCGATGTGGAACGAGCTCGGCAACATCCAGAAGGCGGCCGGCGCTCCGCCCTTCCCCTTCCCGCCCAAGAAGGAGGGTGGCGAGGAGAAGAAGGAAGAGAAGAAAGAGGAGAAGCCCAAGGAGGAGGAGAAGCAGGCTGGGGTCCTCGAGGAGCTCGCGCAGCGGCGGGCCTTCGAGATGGCCAAGGAAGCCGGCTACATCGACGCCGAGGGCAACCTGATCCAGCAGCCGCAGCAGGAGCAGCCGGATCAGAAGGAGAAGCTCGCCGCGGCGTTCAAGCAAGCGGTGGAGACTCGCGCGCTCAAGATCTGCGAGGAGGCTGGCCTCCCCGTGGAGTGGAACAAGTAGCTCCGACTGCTTGGGGCTGAGATGGGATTCGATATGGCATCATTCCTGGACGAGTTGATCAAGATCGCGGCTCAAGCCCGTGGTCCGCAAGACTCGCCCAAGACGGTGGGTGCTCCCCGGACGAAACTGCCCGGGGCGCAGCAGCCGAAGGCGCCGACGGCTCCCGGGAAGCTCAGCCCCAAGTTGGTCATGCCCGGATCGAAGTACGGGAAGCAACAGAAGTACTCTCAACCGAACAAGGAGACTCCGCCCATCACGAACCCAGCACAGGGTGCAATGGCCCGGCATGTGCCGCCGCCAAACGTGGTGTTTGGGGTACGATAATATTAGGAGGACCCGATGCGATTCTCGCTTCAGGACATGGTCCGACAGACCCTCACCGAGTCCGATCGCCTCGTCAAGACGGCGATGGAGGGTGAGGTAGAGTCGGAGGAGTCCAAGAAGAAGAAAAAGGACGGGCCTCCGGCGTCCCCGCAGACTCCGGCAGAGAACGCGAGCACCGCTCCCGAGCGTAACGAGGAACCACCGGCTGACGTCGAGAAGACCTCGGCGGTCTTCGTGGAGAAGTTGGCCAGCGCTCTGGAGTACTGCAACGAGCACTTTCTGAAGGAAGCTGTCGGGAAGCCGGAGCCGCGGCCGAGCCACACCCCGCCGCAGGCCGACAAGGGCCTCGGTGCTGGGAAGGGACCGGGCGCTGTGCCAACCGACCTGGACACCGTTCCGGGCGGCACCGGCATGCAGTCCACCGAAACGGGTGAGGCGACCAAGCAGCAACAGGCGCCGAAGAACCCGCCCAAGGATGTCCCCTCGCCGGGACAGACCAACCGGGACACCGCTCTGCACACGGACATGAACGATCGTCCGGGCGGGTCGGAGGACTGGACCAACCAGGACAAGATGAAGCAGGCCCAGGTCCAGCGGATTCTGTCCATCATGAACAAGACCGCCGCGGATGCCGAGAACAAGGCCAAGATCCAAGGCAAGGTCACCAACCCTCACCAGAGCAGCCCGGAGGGCGCGGACGTGGCGGAGCAGGGTGTCCCCTCCCAGCCCGGTGAGGTCAACAAGCAAAAGAGCATGATCGCCAGCAACGCGGCGGCCATTGCTTACAAGAAGACGAAGGCGAAGGCCGTACCCAAGGCACGGATGGGTGAGGTTCTCGACGAACCAGCTCAGAAGAAGAGCACGGATCCGGTCCTTCACAACAACCTCACCAACACGGGCAAAGCCGGCGTGAAGATCGCTTCCGCCATGGAGTCCGCAGCGGCGAGGGCTCTCCTGGTGAAAATCGCCGAGGAGGGGGCGTCGGAGGATGCGACGCCCGAGCAAAAGGAGAAGGCCGAGAAACTGAAGGGCATGATCTCGGCCAAGCAGGAAGCGAAAGAGAAGACTTCGACGGGTGACATGCCTGTCGGAGGCGGGTACTAGGAGGAAACCATGGAGAAGATCAGCGCCAACAAGGCATGGCAGGTCTACTCGGAAGTTCCCGGTGTTCTCCGTGCGCTCGTTTCCGAAAGGGATGAGCTCAAGGAGAAACTGGCTTCCGCCGACGCTCGAATCGCGGAGTTCGAGGAGCGCGACCGAATCGAGAAGATCGCTCGCAGGATGGAAGAGAAGAAGATCTCCTACGGAGACGACTTCTCCGACACCTGTGATCGTATCAAGGAGGCCGCGTCCCAGGGCAAGTCGCTCGACGCCATCGAGGAAGCAGTAGAGATGACGGCGCCGGACGGCAGCATCGCGAAGCTGGGCAGCGACGAGGAGCACGGTCAGGGGGATAACGCTCTGGAAGCGTACCTCCTCGGAGGACTCGAGTAGTTACCTGACTCCACAAACGTGAAGAACCAGAACTAAGGGAGGAATACCGATGAGGTACTTCGAGCTGGTCACCGAAGCCCAGGCACTCCAGCGCCGTGTCTGGCCGCTCAATGACCCGGATCTCGCCAAGGCGAGCACCACCGATGCGCTGATCGAAGGGGAGTTCCTCTTCGTCAACGACAGCTACAAGCTGATCCGTGCCGCGGCCGACGGCCTCGGCTTCGCGCTCTTCATGGAGAAGGGCCGCTACGACGTGCAGGCTGTCTCGGGCAGCCGCACCACCGTGCTGGCAGGCGGAACCTACGAGGCTGACACCCTCGTGTTCGCTGCCAGTGGTCTGGCCCTGGGCAACAGCCTGGGCATCGACGCCGCGGTCGACATCGGTGACACCGTCAACCGATCCGGCCTCAAGAACTACTCGTCCGGTTCGGTGATCGGGTTTGTCACCCGGATGCCGGCCAACAACGGAAACAAGCTCCGGTTCTTCCAGACCCTGGTCTAGGCCAGCGGGAGAAACGAAGGATCGACAAGGAGAAAAAGGAGAACGAAGATGAGCAGCGTTCCCGCAAGGATCCTGAACGATCTCTTCTCCCAGAAGCTGGGCACGGCTGAAGGGAAAGAGAAGCTGGCGGAGTACGGCGGCACCTACGTGCGTGACCGGCTCCGTGAGGTGGCCTACTCGCGGAAGATCATTCCGCCCCAGATGGTCACCCGCACGGACTGCCAGCGGTCTGTCAACCACGACACCCTCGTGAAGATCGTGGACATCGAGCCGCAGAGCCGGGCGATGGCGATCAACTTCCGCGGTCAGCCCACGGCGCGCTTCATCCAGGCGCCGCGAGCCGAGGTGGCGTTCTTCACCATCTCGAGCGAGAAGTTCGAGAAGACCGAGCAGGAGCTCCTGGCCTACGAGATGCCGATCACGAAGGTGATCGAGGACAACTCGGTCAAGGACATCCAGGAGATCGAGGATCGGGAGTTCACGATCCACATCGAGGCGGCCGTCCAGGCTCTCCAGGCGGAGGCCAACGGCGGTGCCGTCACCACCCTCAACAAGTCGGGCATCGTGGCCGGCTCGGTCGTGGAGTTCTCGGTCCGCAAGGGCGAGCTCGCCAGGACCCACACCGCCGACGACGCGACGGTTCTTCCGGTGCAGCGGCCGGACTTCGTCAACCTCTTCAAGATGCTGGACGGCAACCGCCTGCGGGCGGAGATGGTCCTCATCACCGAGGTGGACTGGGACGACATCCTGCAGTGGACCGTCGAGGACTTCGGTGACCGCGTGCAGTCGGAGACCACGGTCGACGGCTACAAGTACAACATGCTCCTCGGGCGGGCCTACACCCGCACGATCAAGACGGACATCCTCCGTCCGGGCAATGTGTACTGCTTCACCAAGCCGGACTTCTTCGGGAAGTTCTACATCCTGAACAACACCAAGTTCTACATCGACAAGATCGCGAACCTGATCACGTGGCAGTCCTGGGAGGACATCGCCATGTCGGTCATCAACATCGCGTCGGTGCGGAAGCTGGAGCTGTACTCGGGTGACGCCACCTCGTTGGACGCGGACGGCATTCTGTCGGGCGCGATCCCGGTCGAGGAGGAAGACCTCGGTGCGGTGAACAACCGCGTCTCCGACGGTCTGGTTTACCCGCAGGTCGAGAGCTACTAGTTCCCACCTGCAGGGGAGACTGTTACCCTATCCGAGGCGCCGACGTCTTTCGGGGCGTCGGCGTTTCTTTTAGGAGGTTGAGATGGCCGAGGAAGCCAAGAAGGTGGCCGCAGCGCCGGCCCAGACCTACTATGTCAAGAACGTGGTGCGGAGGGTCGGCTCGCGCCTCCACCGGGCAAAATCGGCCTCCCGCCACCGATTCAAGCTCTTCATCGGGGCTCGGCGCCTGCTTCGGAACAAGAAGCTGCCGTTGTCCCCCGAGGAGTTCGAGGTCCACAAGGATCAGATCAAGCAGATGGTCCTCGATGGGCAGGTGGCTCTCTACCTGCCAGATGGGCTCCGAGTCACCTCGTTGCCAGACGGTCGGTTGGTCTACACCAAGCCGAACGGGGCGATGAAGGTGGACGAGACGCCCCAGCCCGTGCCGGAGGGCAAGACAGTTCCGGCCGCACCCCAGAAGATGGCTGCGCCGCCGCCACCTCCTCCGAAGGAGGAAGAGGTGAAGGAAGAAGTGGAGGAAGAGGTGAAGGTGGAGGACGTGGTAGAGGTGAAGGAAGAGGTGAAGGTGGACACGAAGTCGAAACGGCGAGGCCGAAAGAAGGACTGATATGGCAAAGGTCACCAATCTGACAGATCGGGGAGTGAAGCTGCGCAAGTGGCGTGTGCTCCCCAACAGTAGCAAAGTCGTCGACCAAGAGGGGCACATCCACGACTCGCTTCCAGATGAGGTGGCCTACTGCCGTCAGGCGAAGGCCCTCGCTGACGAAGGGGTCCTCAAGCTGGCGGGGTACACTCCTGCCAAGCTTCGGAAAAAGGTCCAAGAGAACCCTGGGGCCAAGCCGATCGTGCCGGATCCGCCGAAGGAAGCTCCCAAGATCGAGGTCACTGAGACGACGGACAAGTCGAAGGACCCGACGGTCGAGGTCGCTCCGGAGAAGAAGAGCAAGAAGCGCGGCGGCAAGAAGTAGGTGATCGATGGCGCCAGAGCTGCAAGGACTGGGCGGCATCCCCGGAGTGAGCGAGAAGTTCAACGCGTTCATTCAGACCGTCCGGTTATTCATGAGGGACCACCCCCAGCTCAATCGGCTGGTCAAGGGACAGGAGCATTCTGATCGAATGATCGCCTGGGCGATCCTCGATTGCTTGAGTGACTTCGCAGGGACCCCTCCGCCGATCGGTTACTACACCCTCGATCAGCTCCTGGAGATGCACTACCAATCCTTCATCTTGCGAGGGACGGCGATTGCGCTCCTTCAGTCCGTCGGGATCTTGCAGACGCGCAACCATCTGAAGTTCTCGGATGGGGGTATCAGCGTGGGTGTCTCGGACAAGGCGCCTGCGCTCATGCAGTGGATCCGGGACTTCCAGAACAAGTACGAGACGGAGAAGACGCAGCGGAAGGTCTCGCTGAACATCTCCCAGTTGTTCGGTCAACCGACTGGGGTTCAGAGTGAGTACTTCTTCGTCAATGGTTGGTACGGAGTGTACTGATGCCGTTCATTCACCGAGAGTTCGACAATCCGATCGAGCTGGCGGACTACCTCAACGGTATTCCTCTGAGCAATCCGTTCGTGGTCAATGCTCGAGTGAAGGGCCTGCATAACCTGACTCTGATCATCAACGATGGTGTGGCAGATCGGACCACTACCTTCGCAGATGCTTCGGGTGAAGGTCTGTTGCCGAAGGAGATCATGGATCAAATCCATGCGACCCACGCCAACATGGCCAACGTGGTCCTGAAGAACTACGCTCACTCCGTGCCGGCAGAAGTCAGGATCACAGTGATAGCGGCAGGTTATGTCATCGATAAGGATGGCACGGCCAATACGATCCTCGGGTTCGCCACGCTTGCGGATACCACGGTGGGGACTGATGCTGTAGCATCCGGAGATGTACTGACCATCTTTCACCTGGAGAATCAGAGGATCGGGGTGATCCACCAGTAGGAGCTGCTGATGGCGTATGCGACGCGCACATTCGACAATCCACAAGAGCTGGTGGATTACCTCAACGACGTCATTGTGGGGTCGCCCGTAGGGCATGGTCCCTTCAATTTGGACGGTCTGAAGCTCACGATCGATGGCAGCGAGGTCACCTTCAGTGGCACCGAGCTTCGCTGGCCAGCGGTCGTTGCTCAGATCAACGCTGTCAAGGCAGGAGCCGCCACGCTGAGGAACTACGGTCACCAGTCTCCTGGTAACCCAAGGCTGACGTTCACGACTCCGACGCATGTCCTTCTCGGTTCCGGTGCGGGCGCTACGGCCAATCCGCTCCTCGGACTGCCTGGAGCGGACACAACGGTGGGTGCCAATGCGGTGGCACTCGCTGATGTCTTGACGGTATTTCACCTGGAAAACCAGCGCGTTGGCGTGATCCATGAGTAAGGAGTCTCCGATGAGTGATCAACTCTACGAGCTGTTGGCCGGAGAAGAGAAAACAGCGGGGATTCCGTGGGTAAAGGCTGCGGAGCACTTCGTGATGCTCAAGCTCGCCTCCGGGGCGCCGCTTCCAGAAGAGTTGGACGCGATCAAGCTCGCCGCCGCCATGCAGCCAGAACCCGAGCCCGAGCTCGAGAAGGAAGCTCAGGACTACCCGTCGCACCGGGAACAGATCGCTGCCCTCATGCGGCAGCGTGCGCGCGAGCAGCTTCGCGGCGAGGTGCGGGAGGCTAAGAAGAAGGGGATCCTCTCTGGTCTCCGGAGCTCGGTCTCCCAGGACATCACCCACGCTTCTCGGGTTCGCCGGAAGCGTGGCGAGAACATCGGCAAGGTGCTGGGTGCATTGGGTGGTGCAGGTGCTGGGATTCTCGCTGCTAAGAAGGGCAAGGTCGATCCCCTGAAGGCTTCGGCCATAGCCGGCTTGCTTGGCTACACCACTGGCAAGACGGTTGGTGGGGAGATCGATCGGCGGAGGGTCAAGGCCCGTTACCGACCGAAGAAAGCCTCGATAGAGAAGACCTCGGCAGAGAAGAAGCCGGTCGACGGCGAGTCCACGGAGATCCCGGTGCAGGATGGGGTCGGCACCAGCCCGCTGGATGAGTTCCTCTCTGCCCAGCAGGAAGCCAACGAGCTCGAGTTCTTCCGGCAGCAGGCCGAGGAGGCTCAGGCCCAGGCTCAGGACGCTACCGAGCGCGCCGACATGGCGGAGCAGCAGGTTCAGCAGGTCGACCAGGAGCGCCAGGTCGAGCAGCAGAACATGGCCGCTCAGCAGGAGCAGTCCCAGCAACAGACCATGATGGCTCAGCAGCAGTCCCAGATGGCTCAGCAGGATGCCGTGCAGGCACGAGATGAGTCACTGGCGGCGCAGCAGGCCAACATCGCCCTGCGGCAGACGATCACGGCCTACCGCCAGGCCCTGATGAATCTGATCGCGCAGGACCCGACCCAGCAAGTCCCGCCCGCACCGGTACCGCAGGGTCCGATGCCGGGCATGCAGGAAGGCGGAGCGCCTCCGGGTGCTCCACCGGCAGAAGCTGCACCTCCAGAAGGTGCGCCGGCAGAAGGGGCACCGCCAGCAGGGGGAGCCCCGCCAGAGCAGGCAGCTGCACCCCCTGGTCCGCCTCCGGCACCCCCGGCAGCGGCAGGGCCAGGAGGGATGGGCGGAGCTCCCGGAGGAGCTCCTCCAGCGATGAAACCGCCAGGCGGCGCCCAGGGTGGTCCGCCGAAACCACCGAGCCCGGCTGGTCCCCCGGCCGCGTAGGAGGATGAGATGGACGACTTCCTGACCAAGATGTACGAAGATGAGATCGAAAAGACGGCGGGGGCCGAGCTGGACGAGTTCATGGCCTCCCTGCCCAAGGACGAGCTCGAGGCATTCCTGATCAAGGAAGCCGTGGGCGGGTCCGCCGAGGCGCCGCTTCCCGATGCCGCCCAAGGCAAGGAGATGGACGCCAAGCAGCAGGCTGCTCGGAAGCAGGTGGACAAGGAGCACAACACCAATCCTGCTCCCCGCCACGAGGAGACCCGGACGACGAGCCAGGTCACCAAGGAGGCTGCGGCCATCGCCGACAAGGCTGGCCGGGTCCTGGCCAAGTGGGCGTCTGCCTGCAAGGCCAAGATGAGCCAGGGGGACGACCCCGAGGCCGCTCCCATCGGCGATCAGAAGAGCGGCGAGGAGAAGAAGGAGCCCGGCAAGCTCAAGCAGTCCCAGGGTGACGAGGAGGGGATGGAGGTGACGGCCGGGGTGAGGACCGAGGCTGCGAAGAAGCTGATCGGTCGTGTCGGCGAAGCCTTCAAGGGCGGGCGCCGATTCGCCGGGGCGAAGACCAAGCCGTCGAAGACGTCCCTCGGTGGTGGTGGTCCTGTCGCTGGGGACACGGTGGTCTCTCCGAAGGCCATTCGCAGCCTCAATGAGATGGCGCGTCGGGCCGAGACGAAGGGGATGGGCAAGCTAGAGAGAGCCGGGTTCCACGTCGGTGAGCACGGCAAGAAGTACCTGGCTGGTGCTGGTGCGTTGACTGCGGCCGAGGTAGCCCGGAGAGCGCTGAAGAGTGACAAGGGCAAGGAGAAGGGTGCGGAGGCCAAGGCGGAGATCGCCGAGAGGTCGATGCGCCTGACTCGTGGAGCCCCCGAGCACATCAAGCTGGCCGCGGCTGCCCTGGCCGGACGTCAGATCGCGGGGGTAGACCACCCTTTTGACATGACGAAGGACAAGTAGTTGGCGAACCTGGTGATCAAAGACCCACTCGTCCGGAGTTTTTCTCTGGATTTCTTGGAGGTTACCTGGGAGATTGAGAATACCACTCTCGATCCCCACGACTTCCAGATGGAGCTCTTCCGGAGCGAGTCACCTCATGGCCCATGGGACCTGGTCGCCGGGCCGTTCGAGGATCGCTACCGGTTCATTGATAACCGGGTCAACCTACTCCATCGCTATCGCCAGCTCTACTATCGGATCAAAAGCACGGAGAAGGCGGACACGACCAACGAGGTCTACTCCGATGCCTTCACGTTCCACGCAGCTCCGGACCTGATCGCCGAAGAGGTGCAGCGGCTCGAGCGACTGCTCTGGGAAGAGTTCGCTGGGCGCCGCTGCTTCGTCTTCCCAGTCCGGACCTTCGGCCAGCACTGCCCGCACTGCTTTGACGGGCCGTCCAAGGGCAAGGGCCACACCAGTCAGCGGAAGCGGTCCCACTGTCTGACCTGCTACGGCACCGGGTTCGCTCGCGGGTACTTCGATCCGATCGAGATCTTCGTCCAGATCGACCCGAACTCCAAATCGGTGCAGCGCATCCCGATCACGGAGCGCCAACAATCCGACACCACAGCGCGACTACCTAACTTCCCACTGCTGAAGCCCGACGATATAATCGTTGAAGCAGAAAACAGGAGATGGCGGGTAGTTAAGATAACCCCGACGGAGAGGCTGAGAGCGATCGTCCGCCAGGAGCTAGTGCTACACGAGCTGATCAAGGGGGACATCGAGTTTCAGCTTCCCATCAGGGTGGAAGATCTGCGAGACTTTGAACCGAGCCCGATGAGGAACTTCACAAATCCCCAAAACCTCGATGGTTTTGAGGACGAAGCAATCGAAGGTGTATTCGCGATCTATGGATACGGAGAATGATCAGCTACGCGGCATTCTACGACGAGCTGGAGAAGATCGCGAAGAGCGAGGATCGCCGCGTCGACAAGGAGATGCTCAAGCGTCACCTCAAGACGGTGGCGGCCACCGGGGTTGGAGCAGGGGCCGGAGCGCTGACGGGGCATGCGATAAGCCGCTGGTTCAAGCAGCCGCGCATCGCCAAGAGGGTCCCGAAGTCGGCTCTGCCAATAGCGTTGGCCGTTCTTGGTGGGGCGGCCGGGCTGACCACCAGCAGACATAGAAGGCGCGTTGATCAGTATCTGAAAGAAGGCAAATGAAAGCTCCAGACCCTAGCAGCACCGTCCATAGCACAGCAGACACCGGGGACACGTACCTCGATGATCCGCTGAACTACGCGGTGCGGGGCTTCATCGCTTTCCTCCAGACGATCTTCGAGGCGCGCGACCCAGGCTGCTATCGTTGGCTCCCTGAGATCAGCGAGACGGAGCTGGTGATCACCGAGGAGAACCCGATCAGGCTCGAGGCCACCGAACAGCGGCCGTCCATCATCGCCGTTCTGGGACCGACCAGGTTCAATGGATCATCCCTGGATGACATGGTGGGGATCTCCATCAAGAACGCTCAGGAGAGACACACAGACCTAGTCCCAGGCAACATGTCGCTCCACTGTCTCTCTCGTGTCCGGCAAGAGGCCAGGTTCATCGCATGGCAGTGCGCACGCATGATCTGGATTCTCCGGAAGATCTTCTGTGTGGAGACTCTGTTCCACGAGGTGGGTAGGAACAACCAGATAGGTTCAGTAACCCCGGCTGGAGAACTGGTCGTGGGTGATACTGAAGGGGAATGGCTCGCGTGCACAGTCACGTGTCCGTTCTTCCTGCAATGGTCAGACACGGTCACGCCGCTCGCCAGTGATTGGAACGGCAGGCCGATTCATCCTCTCAACGAGATCGCCATGAGATTCAGGACGCGTCTGAATCCTGCACAGCAGAATCTCACCCATGCGCAGACCACGGGTGTGAGGCTGTGGGGGGAGCAGGCGCCGGGTCGTTCGGACCGGATTGCTGCTAGGCAGGCGCGTCTGAAGCCTGCTAGCATCCGGGGACGGCAGATCCGGGTGGTGTCCAGCAGCTCAAGGTCGATCCCGTTAGAGCAAGAGTCCAAGGTCTAGTTGAAGGAGGCCCGTAATGGCTACTGAGCTCCCGCAGCCTGGCGTAGAAGTCATCCAGGAGTTTCGATCGGTCAGCCCGACCATCGTCACCCCGACGCTGGTTCCCTGCGCTGTTGCCCCTGCTTTCCAGGTCCTGGAGGCGCTCGAGGCTGATGCTACGGGCAACCAGGTCGTGAATACGGACGCAGTGGCATCGGTGCCGGCGATCCTCAATGCCGAGAACCCCGGCGACTACGCGGGGTTGAATACGCTCACGTTGGAGGTGAGCGTGAACAACGGGGCGACCCAGACGTTCACGTTCAGCGATCCGACCGGAGCGAACCTGAGCGCGAGCCAGGTGAAGGATCAGATCAACGCAGCGAGCCCCGATGGGTTCGCGGCCTACGTGCTGACCAAGAACAGCAGCACGTACCTGCAGCTCCGCTCGACGGGCACAGGTTCCGGCCAGCTGTTGAAGGTCCTCACCGGAACGGCCAACAGCGTCCTCGGCTTCAACGACAACTACCTCGCCGAAGGGGTGGGGGTCTACGAGCAGGACGGGGTCTACGTCGGCCAGTCGAGCTTCCCCGATCCACGGGGGATC